CTTCGAGAGGAAGAGTATTAAACAACGTGGCAGCAACATCACAAAACGCTGTTATCTGATGTCTAAGAGGACATTAGCAGAAGTTAGCCTGTCTGAACCGAATTTCTAAAAACACAAAAGTGGTAAGAGTGGTAAGAGTGAAACGCGTTTTTTTCAATTTAACCTATATGATGTGTGCATGCATGCGTCATGTGTGTAGTATAATAAATATAGTTTATTTCTTAAAAGTAGTTACCACTCTTACCACCGAGCCAAAAAACATCGTATGCAAACTGCAAACCCAATATTTTGGTGGTAACAGTTTCTTTTTAACTCTTACCACTCTCTTACCACTCTTACCACCGAACATCAACCTATGAAACTACGTCCATACCAAAACGTAGCCATTAAGGCTATGAAAATGCACATGAGTAACCAACACAAGCGGCTAATACTGTGCAGCCCTACCGGCAGCGGGAAGACCGTTATGTTCAGCCACATGGCTCGGCAGTCAATAGACAAGGGCAATAAGGTCATGATCCTTACGGATCGCCAAGAGCTGATGAACCAAACGCACTACGCGCTGCAGCAGTTTGAACTCAACCCGGTCAAGATTACGGCTGGAGATAAAAAGTACCAGGATGGAAGCTGCTATGTGGCCATGATCGAAACGATGAAGCGGAGAATTTACACCCCGCTGTGGAGTGATCTGCTGAAACAGATGAAGTTGGTAATATTCGACGAGGCGCACAAAACAGCCTTCGATAAAATCTTCCCACACCTGCACGCAGATCAGTACGTAATTGGTGCTACCGCCACCCCAATTAGAGTCGGCCAGCAGACGTCGCTATCCAAGCACTACACCCAGCTTGTCGAATCAGTCAGCATAAAAGGATTGATTAAGGATGGCTACCTGGCAGATCCGGAATACTACAAAGTCCCAGTCGATTTGTCTGGCGTCGGCATGTACCAAGGCGAATACGATGCAGCCCAGATGGGCAAGGCATACAGCGATCGGAAAGTGTACGGCGGGGTAATTAAGAACTACATGCAGGTTTGCCCAGGTAAGAAGGCGATCGTTTTTAGTAGTAATATTGAAAGCTCTATTGAGCTATGCGATAAGATGAAGGAAGCGGGACTGCCAGCAAAGCACGTAGATAGCGAAATGCACAACGAGGATCGACGATCTATATTGAACTGGTACAAGAACACACCCGACGCAATTCTGTGCAACGTAGGCATTCTTACGACAGGCTTTGATGATCCGGAGACAGAAGTTGTAATCCTGTATCGAGCGACCACAAGTTTGGCTTTGTACCTGCAGATGGTTGGTCGTGGTAGCCGGGTGACAGCTACGAAGAGTAAGTTCATCATCCTCGACTTCGGTAACAACATAGACACGCACGGTCCGTGGGACGAAGATCGCATATGGAGCTTAGATAAAAGGCCGGCAAAGGGAGGTGTTGCGCCTCATAAAAAATGCCCGAATTGCGAGTATCTTTGCCATAACAGCTTCAAGGAATGCCCAGGTTGCGGATTCAAATTCCAAGCTCCAGCGCAGGAGATCATGCCAGATGTAATTCTTCAGAAAGTGCGTTTTGATATTATGAATAAAAAGAAGGACATACCTTTGGAGGACTTGGCAAGGCTACATAAGCAGAACCCGGATGGAATGAAGAAGGGATTTGTTTTGCATCAAATGTGCGATTGCTATTGCGAGGGTGAGAAATGGCTTCGTCTCATCAGCAAAACAGGAAATTGGAAGTATGAGGCAAGGAAAAAGGCGGAGTTAATAAATGAGGATACTGGAGAACCACACTATAAATGTTTTCAAAAACGATGCAAGAACTGTCAGAATTTAAGATCCAATCACAGTGCTTTCTTTACCACTGGAACAACTACCCCGAAGAGCGGGGGCGGTTATTTGCGGTAAATAATAATAGCGATAACAAGGTCCGAGCCGTTATGAATCGAGATATGGGCGTCGTGGCCGGCGTTGCAGATATGATGTATCTGAGCGACAATGGCTTAATCGCTATTGAGTTTAAGACGGTCATCGGTAGGCAGCAGCCCAAACAAAAGCAATGGCAGGAGACAATCGAAGCTGCAGGCTACAAGTACCACATCGTCCGATCACTGGATGACTTTCTCAAAGCAATCAACAAACCAACCACCAACCAATGAATAGACAAAAGGAATTCTACTACTACGCGGAGCAGGTGACCAAGCGCACCGGCGTTGGCCTGCGTCAGATGCAGAGCCAAGACCGTCACCGCGAAGTCGCCGAAGCGCGATATTGCCTCATGCACCTCATGCGCAGTAAAATGCAGATGACGCTGATGGAGATAGCCAAGCTGATGCGCCGCCACTACTCGACAGTACACCACGGCTTAGAGGTCATCTACATCCTGCAGGTGACTATTAACAAGTACACGTGGCTGAAAGAGATTAAGCGCCACGAGCCGCACAACATCAGACCAAAAGATACTATGTATATTTGCGACCAATGTGGAGGCACGCACGATCATACTAACGCTTTACACGAGCGGCAAGCTGCGGCAGATAGCGAGGCAGCTTGCTACGCCTGACCTTGCGCCTGACCTTGAACATGAACTCGTCATCCGATTATATGAAAAGCCAGCCGATAAGATCGAAGCAATGCACGCTGGAGGCTACCTCAACTTCTACATCGTGCGCATGGCTATCAACCTTTACCGAAGTCGCAACTCTAAATTTCAACGCGACTTCCGACACAATGAACTGCGTGAAGAAATCGCCGATCAGCAACTGGAGGCAGCTGATGAGTCGTATGACCAGCGGCCTGATGCGATTTTTCAACGCGCGCTCGAAGTCATGGATGGCTGGGCGAAAGCCGGTGCCTACCCATACGACAAGCAGCTATTCCTCCTATGGCTCGAACTGGGCAACAAGAAACTCATCGAGCGACACACCAAGATACCGTGGCGATCAATTTCGTACACAATCAACAACTGCAAACAAAGACTAAAACATGAACTTGGACCTGATTACTATCTTGCTTTTGAGCACTATGACTTCCTTGGCGATGAACCGCTATAACGTCCTGCCAGCGTGGTACTACCGCTATGCGAAGTGCAAGCCGCTGACCTGCCTGACCTGCCTCGCCTTTTGGTGGGGCGTAGTTCTGACGATCACAGCCTCCAACCTTCCTTGGCTGCTTGCCATACCTGTCGGATTAAGCGCTGCCGGGTTGACGGTGCTGACCATTAAACTTTCGGAGAAATGACACTTGACGAAGCAATGCAGGTGCTATCGGTGAAGCACAAGCTCGACGGCTACTATGCCTCGCAGACGATGTCGCTATCCCCGGGCGAGGTGTCGATGTTGGAGAACGTGGCTAACGCCAACGGCTACGGACGGACGAACTGGTGGTGCGGATCATGCGCCGTTTCGCGCTTGCAGGAGATGATGGCAGACGCAATGGACGCACGCGCACGATTATCGGTTGAATGATATTTACTACTATGACACTACCAACACCAACAGACAGCGAAAGCAAAACGGACTTCATCCAGCGTTGCATGGGTGACGACAAAACTGCCAGCGAGTTCCCAAGCCAGCAGCAGCGCTACCTCGTTTGCGCGAGGCAATGGGAGGCAGACCGTAGCGCCTTTGCTGACACCTACGCTGACTACGGCGAGGGGGTGCGCAACAACGCTAAGCGCGGCATCGAACTCAACGAGCGCAATGGCAACAAGTGCGCAACGCAGACAGGCAAGGTCAGGGCGCAGCAACTGGCCAAGGGCGAAGGCATCAGCGTTGAAACAATAAAGCGAATGCACAGTTACCTGTCGAGGGCGGAAACGTACTACGACAACGCAGATAGCACCAGCGACTGCGGATACATCAGCTACCTGCTATGGGGCGGCAAGGCTGCACTGGGCTGGAGCAGGAACAAGCTGCGAGAATTAGGCGAACTAAACGAAGATTGACATGCAGACACAACCCGACATCACAATCGAACAGGAAGCGCGCGCACTCGACTGGCAGGATCGCGGACACCTGTTGACAAACCTGTCAAACGTGTTGGATTCGCTCGAAGACAGCACAGCACCCAACGCGATGCACGCGAAGGTCGCGGTCATAGAAAAGATCATTGACATCGTTACAAACATGGAGGCGTAATGGCAAAGCCGTTGAACTTTGAAACACCAGAGGCAATGTGGGATGCGTTTTCCGACTATTGCAAAAAGGCGAAGGCAACACCTGTATTGGTCGAAGACTATGTTGGTGTCAAGGCCGATAAAGTGCATCGTGAGCGTGAGAACCCTCTGACGTTTGAGGGCTTTCAGGTCTATTGCTATGAGCAGGGAATCGGCAAAAGCATTGACCAATACTTCACAAATCCAGATGGGAGATACGAGCGCTATGTGGAAGTCTGTACGCGCATCAAGACCACGATCCGCGCTGACCAAATCAGGGGCGGCATGTGTGGCATCTACAACACGAGCATCACGCAGCGGCTCAACGGCTTGGCCGAGAAGACACAAGCTGAAGTCAAAATCGAGCAGCCGCTATTCAATGACTGAACTAATACACGGAGATTGCATTGAGGTCTTGCGGTCTATGCCTGATTGCAGCGTCGATGCTGTCGTCACCGATCCGCCGTATGGCCTGTCGTTCATGGGCAAGAAGTGGGACTACGACGTGCCGGGCGTTGAGGTGTGGGCGGAGTGCCTTCGGGTGTTGAAGCCCGGTGGGCACCTGCTGGCCTTCGCCGGAACGAGGACACAGCATAGAATAGCGGTAAGGATTGAGGATGCAGGTTTTGAGATCCGCGACATGATTGCGTGGGTGTACGGCAGCGGTTTTCCGAAGTCGCACGACGTGAGCAAGGCGATTGACAAGGCGGCGGGAGTGGCTCGGGAGGTTGTGGGCGAGAAGATCACCGGCCGTGCCTTGGGCGGTAGTAACTGGCGAGACGGGGATGCCGGTGGGCAAGAAATGGTGCCAATCACCGCCCCCGCCACCGATGCCGCAAAGCAATGGCAAGGCTGGGGAACTGCCCTCAAGCCTGCCCTTGAGCCTATCACCGTAGCACGCAAGCCTTTGGTTGGCACTGTTGCCGAGAACGTACTGCAACACGGCACAGGGGCTATCAATGTCGATGGGGGAAGGGTGGGTAAAAGAGAGAAAGAGCAGTTCATTGGAGCAAAAAACGGAACTGTAAATTCTTACGGCAACTATTTTTACAAAAAATCGGAAACGCCACTTCCTGATGGCCGCTGGCCTGCCAACTTCATCCACGATGGCAGCGAGGAGTTGACCGACCTGCTCAAAGATTCGGCACGATTCTTCTACTGCGCCAAGGCAAGCAAAGCGGATAGGGGGGAGAACAACTACCACATAACCGTCAAGCCTACTGACCTCATGCGCTACCTCTGCCGCCTCGTGACACCTCCCAACGGCGTAGTCCTCGATCCGTTCATGGGTTCAGGAAGCACAGGCAAAGCGGCGGCACTCGAAGGCTTTAACTTCATCGGCATTGAACGCGAGGCGGAGTACGTCGCAATAGCACAAGCACGCATCAACCACGTCACCAATGACTGACAAAGTAACCGAGGCCGTTGTCGGCCAACTTCGCACAAGAGCAGAAAAGGGCAAGGAGAAGTACGGCACAACGATGGAGCGCGATGACCTGACGCTGATGCAGTGGCTGCAACACTTGCAGGAGGAGTTGATGGATGCGGCGGTATATGTTGAGAAGTTGAAGGGCGAGATAGACAAGGGTGGATGAGTTTCCAGCACACCACCGCAATCAAGCGCATCAGGCGGATGACTGCCCGGAAAAAAGTCATCCAAGGGGGGACAAGTGCTGGGAAAACATACGCAATCCTCGCAGTCCTGATCCACATAGCAGCCAAGGCCAAGACCGAGATCAGCGTCGTATCTGAATCGATCCCGCACCTCCGCCGTGGCGCGATGAAGGACTTTGGCAAGGTCATGCAGTGGACGAACCGCTGGCGTGATGAAGGCTGGAACAAAACGCTGCTGACCTACACCTTCGCTAACGGCAGCACGATTGAGTTCTTCAGCGCAGATCAGGAGGCCAAGCTACGCGGCGCACGGCGGCAGGTGCTATACATCAACGAGGCCAACAACATCGACTTCGAGGCGTATCATCAGCTGGCCATCAGAACGAGCGAAGCCATCTACATCGACTTCAACCCGGTGTCGGAGTTCTGGGCGCATACGGAGGTGCTGGCGGAGCAGGACAGTGAGTTGATCGTGCTGACGTACCGCGACAATGAGGCGCTGCCAGCGACGATCCGCGACGACATCGAAGCGGCGCAGGTCAAGGCGGCGACATCGACGTATTGGGCGAACTGGTGGAAGGTCTACGGCTTGGGCGAAGTCGGCTCACTGCAGGGCGTGGTCTTCGACGACTGGCAGCAGGTCGACGGCATCGACTTTGCCGGCGATAAGCTGGTAGCTATCGGCTTGGACTGGGGATACACGAACGATCCCACGGCGGTCGTGGCGGTCTACAAGCGAGGCAGCGCTATCCTCCTGCATGAACTGCTCTACTCATAAGGACTGACGAACCAAGACATCGCGGATCACCTACGCAAGCTGGGCATCGGCAGGTCGTGGCCTATCATCGCAGACAGTGCCGAACCCAAGAGTATCGAGGAGGTGCATCGCCTTGGCTTCAACATACACCCGGCTACGAAGGGCGCGGATAGCATCCGCAATAGCATCGACATCCTCAAACGCCAGCCGCTATTTGTCACGCGCGAATCGACGAACTTGATCAAGGAGTTGAGGAACTACACGTGGGACACGGATCGAACTGGCGCGTCGCTGGGTGTGCCGATAGACAGGTACAACCACGCCATTGACGCGGCGCGTTACGTCGCGCTCAACAAGCTATCAGCCAACGCTGGAGGCAGGTATGTGATCATGTAGTAAATTTGAGCCATGCACGCAATTAAACACTTCTATCAGATGATCCTTGCCAAGCCTACGGCGTGGGAGGGACACGGCAACTTCGCGATACACCTGACTGACGCACTTAAGCCGAAGGTGACCGTCGACCTTGGCGTTGACTACGGCTTCTCGACGTTCTGCTTTGCGGTGCTTGGTCACGGCAAGGTGTACGGCATTGATTCATTTGAGGGCGACGAACACGCAGGCAGGCGCAGCACCTATGACCACGTCATGGGGTTGCGTGAACACTTCCGGGCGACGTTGAAGATGAAGAACCTCTACTTCATTAAAGGCTACTTTGACGACGTAGCGAAACGCTGGGAAAAAAAGATCGACATTTTGCACATCGACGGCTTGCATACCTACAATGCGGTGAAGAACGACTACACGACGTGGCTGCCATTCCTCAACCCTGATGGCGTCGTTTTGTTTCACGACACGATCAGCTTCCCCCACGACGTTGGCAAGTTCTTCGCAGAGTTGCAGGGGTATAAGCACAACTTTGAACACTCACACGGTCTGGGTGTGTGGACGCAAAGCGAGGCGACGTTTGAGAAAATACAAAAACTGCTATCATGAGCCTACTCAACAAAATCACCGTCGACCAGTTCCAGCGCATTGTGTCTATTGAGGCTAACGCAATCTACACGACCAGCGACAAAAAGATCGGCGTCATCGCCGTTCTTGACGGCATCCCGATTGAGCAGGTCAAGAAGATGACGATCGCGGAGGTCAACAAGCGGTACGGTGAGATCAACGCCGCGAGCAAATCGCTATCGTCACTGGCTGCCAAGCGTCACGCCAAGGTCGCCGGAAAGTGGTATCAATTTGAGTGGTTCATTGACGAAATCAGCGCAGGGCAGCTTGTGGAGTTATATTCCTACGACATGAGCAGCGAGCAGGGGGTGATTGACAACTTGCACCTGATCTTGGCGACGCTTTCGAGGGAGTGCAGGGTGTGGAAGTGGTGGCCGAAGGCATACGACGGCAAGGGGCATAAGCAGCGCGCAGAGGCGATGTTGCAGATGACAATGGGTGACGTTTGGGGTTATGCCGCTTTTTTTTTGCAGCTTTCAGAGCCTTTGTTGACGATTATGCGGAGGTCTTTGACGGATCAGCAGAAGACGACGACAACGGCCAAGGCGTAAAGAAGCCGAACTACGGCTGGGTGGGTGTGGTCTACCGTATGGCCGGCAAAGATCCGCTGCGCATGGATCAAGTGTTCAATATGCCAGCGAGAGAGTTCATGAACGCGCTCTTGCTGATGAAGGCGATGCCGTAGTGCATAGATTTTCGCGTTGCGATATTTACTTGCATGAAATTTTCCGCAAAATTAGAGGGCGACGTTTTGAACGTTGGCACTGACGTCACCAAGGAGTTTAGCCTGTCGCAATCTCCTGACGTGAACGCGGCGCTAATTCGCTGGATGCAGGATGTCATTAAGCTGACGGTTGAAGGCATCGAGCGCGTTGACGCCAAGGCTACGCTTAACCTACGCCAGTCCGTAGGCTTCGCAGAGTTGCCTGTTGAGCAAAAGGTTGCACAGGTTGCTATGGAGATGGCGTCGTACTGGAAGTTCGTCGAATACGGCGTCAATGGGGTGCGCGTCAACAGGGGCGCGCCGTTCAGCTTTCGGAGCATCTACCCAAGTGCATCGCACGTCGCAGCGATCCGCAAGTGGGCGATAGACAAAGCACTTGGCATCCCTGCCGAAGAAATCGACGCGGCGGCATACAACATCGCCAAGTCAATCAAGCGCAGAGGCATCAAGGGGCGGCCATTCCTCAACCCGGTGCTGACCGAGGCGAAGATGGACGAACTGGTGAGCAGCATTGCACAAGTCGTCGGCAAGGAAATATCAATTTCAATCAACGTATGAGCATAACAATAATATCAGCGCTGCCATCGCTGCTTCCTGTCGGCAACAGCGACGTCGTGGTCGTGTCGAGCAACAACACCGCCTCCGCCAACTTCCGCTATGTCTGCGACGTGTCGGGGTCGCTTTCCTCCGCGCGCTTGAAGTGCGACAAGCTGCCGACGACGAACAACGGCTTTTTCGGAGTGTCAAAGGTCGTTGAAACGCTGATAGCGCCGAAGATACCGCAGCTGACCAGCGGCTGGCAGGATGGCGGCTATGCAGTCAACACGAACCTGACCTTGCGCGAGGAGTTTGGCTCGCCTCCGACGGTGGCGACAGGCGGCACAGCATCAGCGTCGCTGATCGCGTGGCAGGCGGCGTTTCGCCAGCAGGACTATGCGGCATTTGTGCCCGACAACTATCAAGCGGGATTTGGTTCGGCCAATCAGATCACGGTGAGCAATCGGCCAACGGCTTACAGCATGGCCAGCGGTCAACATGACTTCATTGGGTTGATATTGAAGTCGGGCAGCGTGCCAGTGGCGGAAATCGAATACTACGACAAGACCTCACTTGAGCGCACATTTACCGTATCGGGAAGCAGCAACATCAGCAACTACTTTAACCTTGGGCCGCTTGGACTTTACAACCTCACCGACATGCAGACAAGCGATGGGGATGACGGCACTAAGAACTTTCCGCCTGTCGGCAGCACTTACACGGTCACGCTTTACAATGATGACGTTGCAGTAGATAAGGACTTCACCCCCACTTACACGATCACGATTGACAACTGCCAGCGATACAACGACCTGCGTATTTTCTTCCGCAACATGTACGGCGGTGTTGACGGCTACACCTTTACCCGGATGAACAGGCAGCGCGTTGATGTTGACCGCAAGACCTACGGCTACAACGCCAGCGTCTACGGCGATGACGTCTATGATAAGCAGTGGTCGGTGACGTACCGCGACACCTACACGCTGAACAGCGACTGGCTCACCGATGCGGAGTTTACATGGCTGCAAGAGATGATCTACTCACCGGAGTGCTGGATTCAGCTTGGCACGCAGCTTGTGCCGGTAGTGGTGCAGACCAACACCTACAACGTCCGCAAGCGTGTGGTCGATAAGTTGCAGCAGATCAGCGTTGACGTTCAAGTTGGCTATGAAAACACGGCGCTATGAGTAACGTGAAATTCGTCTGCTACCCGGACGCCGATAACAAGCTGGCATCAGGTGTCGACCTCGATCTGATGGAGGACTTCGACATTGAGTTGACGTACACGATTCAGGACGCGCAGGACATCACGCGACGCAGTGGAACGTACTCGAAGACGATCACGCTGCCAAGCACCACGCGCAACGACAACGCCTTCAGACACGCTTACAACGTGCAGAGTTTCGTCGGCGGGTTCACGCCAAACAAGCGCATTGACTGTGCCGTGTGGGGCGATGGCGTGCAGATATTCAGCGGATCGATGCAGCTCATGGCGATGAGGGTCACGCGGGGAGTGCCGACCTATGAAATCAGCATCTACGGAGAGAGCGTGTCGCTTTTCAGCGTCATGGGTGAGACGCTGCTGGCATCAACGGCAGGCGTCGACACTTACGACCATGAGTTCAACAACCTTGACGTCATCGTCGCCGGAAACGCCAACAGCGCAACCAGTGGCTACTGCTATGCCTACATCGACGCGGAGGGTAACGCCGACGTCAATGGCACTGTGCCGACAGGGACGCTTGCGCCTATCCTGAACCTGTACGGATATATTGCGCCTAACCTTGTGCCGATATATCAGTGGCGGCCGTGCTATTTTGCCAAGATGCTGGTAGACAAAATCTTCGCGCAGCATGGCTACCGCTACGAATCAAACTTCCTATCCAGCAGCGGCAACGTCTTTAGCAAATTGGTCGTGCCTTGGGCGAATGACTGGGTGCTAACGTCGAATAGTGACATAAATGGCAATGTGAGCGGGAGTACGACGCTGACAGTTGCGACAGGCGGCACAAACGTAACCTTCCCGACCAACAACACTGCGCCGTTCACTTTATCCAGCGGCATCGTTGTAAGTGCGGACACCTACTTCCGCAACGACGACACTGTTGCGCATGGCATTGAGTTGAATTTTGATGCGATTGCTTCAGGCACGCCAAGCGTTGCCAACGTGTTGCGCTATGAAATTAAGTACATAAATCCAACCGGCCCTGTTTATACGGCGCAGCGTTCGTTGTTTGGCCAAATGCAGCACAACTGGCGAACTACCATCTACCTGCAACCACAGCAGAGTTTTTACATCGTATGCACACGGCTTGCAACGATGACAGGCGGTGCGACCATTACCAACCGCAGGTTGACTCTTAAAGGCACAACGATGGGGCGGTTCAACACCATCAGCATGCAGAAGGGGTTGCCAATGGATGTGAGGCAGATTGACTTCTTGCAAGACTTGCAGAAGATGTTTAACCTGTACTTCTACCAGTCGCCACTCGATCCCAAGCTCATCTACATCGAGCCGTTCACGTCGTTCTATGCAAGTAGTGTTTTGGACTGGTCGCAGAAGTCGGACGAAAATGCGGAGATGACCGTGCTGATGGGCGATCCGAGTAGCAAAAAGCGCTACGTCTTCAAGTACGCGGATGGAGGCGACGCCCTTGGCAAGCTGTATCAGAGTGAGTTCAAGGAAGGCTATGGCTCGCGTATCTACGACAGCGACAACTACAACAGGAGCGGCGATCAGGTTATTGAGTTGAAGGCAAAGACGCTGATACCTGCGCAGTACACCACCAACCTCATTGCGGGGCGTGGATTTGACACCGATGGCAACGGCAACCCGCGCAGCTTGCAGTTGGGGTATCGATTAGCGCTACATAGCGGCTACGTTCAGCCGAACAACACAGGGCTGAATCCAACCTTTCTGTTTTACTATGGCCAAGTTTACAGCAACAGCGTGCCATCGTCTGTCATCAATGTCGCTTCTGCCATCAGCTTGGCAACGCATTTGCAGAACCCCTACGACACCAGTGCAAGCGGCAACTTCGACCTGTCGTTTGGCATACCGCGGCGTATCTTCTACCGAACATACGACGTCAGCGGCAACCCGATGAGTTACAACAACAATAACCTGTTCAACAACTTTTGGAACGGCTACATCTTTGAGTTGACCAGCAAGCAGGCCATGACCGTTGAGTGTACGATGCTATTGACGTCTACCGACATCGCGACGCTTGACTTCCGCAAGCTGATCTACTGGAAGGGCATCAACTGGCGGCTGCTTGAAATTAAAGACTACACCGTTGGCCAGTCTAAGTTATGCAGGGTGACGCTTCGCAGGGTATTGCCTATTGACGTGTTTGTGCCTACAACACTTGACCCGACTTTCAGCGATGACCCGACGGCCAAGACTGACGGCGAGATCAACGCCAGCATCTACGCACCTGTGACCATGCTTGATTTGAACGAAGGCAAAACAGTTGCTATCCCCTTATTACCCGACGACCCAACAAGCTAAATTATGGCAGAAGTAGACAAAGAGATCACCGTCAAGGTCAGGGCGGAGGACGACACCCAGAAGGCGACGCAATCGGCGAAGGCGCGCCTCCGTGACCTGCAAAAGCAGATGCTTGACCTCGAAGCGGCTGGGCAGAAGAACACCGACCAGTTCCGGCGGATGGCTGCCGAGGCAGGATCGCTGAAGGACGCTATCGGCGACACAAGCGCGCAGGTTAAGGCGCTGGCGTCGGACACAAGGACGCTGGACACGTTCACCTCTGCTATCCAAGGCATCGCAGGCGGTTTTGCCGTTGCGCAAGGTGCAGCCGCGTTGTTCGGCGAGGAGAGTGAGGACGTGCAGAAGGCTATGATGAAGGTGCAGGCGGCGTTAGCGTTGGTCAATGGTGCTACGGCTGTCGCCAATGCGCTGAACAAGGACTCCGCGCTGATGGTCAACCTGAACGCAGCGGCGCAGCGTGCCTATGCGCTGGCAGTCGGCACCAGCACAGGCGCGATGAAGGCGTTTCGCTTGGCGCTTGTAGCAACCGGCATTGGCGCGGCGGTGGTAGCCATTGGCTTGCTGATTGCCAACTTCGACAAACTGACGGCAGCGGTCAAGGGATTTTTGGGAATTAAGGTCAAGGAGAACCTTGACGGTCAGATTCAATCGATGGAGCGTGCCGCTGAAATCGCCAAGGAGCGCGGCGCTACCGAGGCCGAGGTCTTCGCGATGGAGTTTGAGATCAGCAGGAAGAGACTGCAAAATGCGAAGGATGAGGAAGAGATGGCGGAGGCGCGGCATCAGCATAATGTCTTGCGAGCGCAGTATGAAAGTTATCTGAAAAAGGCAGAGTTAGAAAAGCAGGACGCTGCCGCAAAAGATGCGGATAAGAGGCAGCAAGAGCGCGAGAAAGCCGCCGAAGAGCGCAGGAGAAAACAGGAGCAGGAGCGGGAAGCTGCCGCCGCAAAGCAAAAGGAAATTGACGGCATCATTGCCGACAGCAGGCAGGTGTTGCTGGAGAATAGCCTATCTGCCAACGAGCGCGAGTTAGAGCAGATCGACGCCAGCTATGAGGAGCGCCTCGCTAAGGTTCAGGGCAACGAGGAAGCTACCAACCTATTGCTGGCGCAACTGCGCGCTGAACGCACGGCCAAGATTCAAGAGCAGCAAGATGCAGCGGATCAGGCGGAGTTAGATGCGCAGAGGGCGCAGTTGGACTATCAAATACAAATTGAAGATGAGCTATACGCCGAGCGCGAAAAGCTACGCCAAGAGGACTTGCAGCGCGAGAAGGCGTACAATGAGGCGCGTGTTCAGTTCTACAACGCAGCATCGAGTAGCGTGGTTGAGATTATGCGATCACTTGGAGGCAAGAGCAAGGCAGTGATGTTGGCGGCGCTGGCGTTGGAGAAAGGCATGGCAATAGCCCAAGTTGTCATCAACCTGCAGAAGGAACTGGCAGGCATCAACGCCAACGCAGCGTTAAACCCTGCCAACGCTTTGACAGCTGGTGCTGCTGGCGTGACGCAGGCGCTAAGCCTAAGTACCATGGCGAAGATTAACGCTGGCCT